GAAGGTAAGAAGTTCAAGGATCTTGAGGCGCTTGCCAAGGGTAAGCTTGAGGCAGACAGACATATTGGTGAAATTACCAAGACACTGGATGAACTCAGGGCTGAACTTGCCAAGCAAGACTATGCCAAAAACCTTCTTGAACAGATGAGCAAGGGTTCTGAGACTAGACAGGACGATCCTCCTCCGAATACTTCTAGTTCCTCTAATGCTGAGAACACCACTCAGAGCGCGAGTGACATCGAATCCCTTGTAGAAAAGGTTATCACTGAGAAGGAAAAGAACAGGACTGTTGCCCAGAACCTTGGGGTTGTTTCTGAGGAAATGGAAAAGCAGTTCGGTGACAAGGCAGGAAATATCCTTAAGTCAAAAAGTCAGGAGCTTAATATCTCTGTGGACAGACTTAAGGAGATTGCTGCTGAATCTCCCACAGCCTTTTTCCAGTTGATTGGTGTGTCTGCCAAAAAGCCTCAGGGCATGTCAGCACCTCAGTCTTCAGTCAGAAGTGAAACCTTTAGTTCCAATTCTCAGGACCGTGACTTCGACTATTATCAGAAGCTGCGTAAAGAGAACCGGAGCTTGTACTATTCTCCCAAGATCCAGAACATGATGCTTCAGGACAGAACAAGATTGGGAGATCGTTTCTACAAAACTTAACATGCCCTTTACGGGCGTAAAATATAAGGAGAATCAGATATGTCGGGTATGACAACTGGTAATGTTTCTCTCCTTACTCGCGCAGAGGTTTGGTCGCGTGAGCTTAAGGAGATCCTTCGTGATGAGCTTATGGCTCAGACGTATGTCCGCTGGCTTCAGGAGTTCCCTGACGGCGATACGTTCAAGATCCCCTCTATCGGTCAGGCGTATGTTGATGACTACGCTGAAGACGAAGCTGTAAAGTATCGTCCTCTTGACACTGGCCAGTTTACCTTCCAGATCACTGAGTACCTCTCTTCTGGTACTTATGTGACCAAGAAGGCTGAACAGGATATGTTCTACATGAACGAGCTTGTCTCCCGGTTTGTGCCGGAACAGGAAAGAGCGATCATGGAGCATGTCGAAGAGGCTATCCTTGGTCTTCAGTCTCAGCAGACTGCGGCCAACACCAACCTTATCAACGGCGGTAAGCACCGTTACGTTGCCACAGGTTCTTCGAATGTTATCAACGTGGCTGACTTTGCCCGTGCTAACCTTTCGCTGAATCTGGCCAATGTCTCTGCCAACAACCGTGTGGCTATCGTGGACCCGTCTGTGGCTTACACGATTGAGACATCTTCGCAGCTTGTTGGTATCAACAACAACCCGATGTTTGAGGGTATTGTTTCGACAGGTATTGCCACGGGTATGCGTTTCGTCCGTAACGTCTACGGCTTCGATGTGTACACCTCGCAGCGTCTGGCCACGATCTCTGCGGAGACTCTGGAGACGGTTAACTGCGCTGGTTTCAAGGCAAACCTGTTCTTCTCGGCTGATGCCTCTGTGGTGCCGTTTATCGGTGCTTGGAGACAGATGCCTGAAGTCGATACAGAATATAACAAGGACTTCCAGCGCACAGAGTTTGTGACCACCGCTCGTTACGGTGTCAAGCTCTATCGCCCGGAGAACCTTGTCACTGTTCTGTCGAACACCTCGGTCTAATAGGAGGATAGTATGGCTGATTGGACAAACTCTGACGGGCTTGAGGTCCGTTTCACTGGCCCTGAGGCTGGCGCTACTGGCGCTGGTGTATCTACTCTGGGTTCTGTTAAGAACCTTGTTCTTGACTTTGACTTTGCTACGGCTGTTACGGCTGCTGCGGATGGGCATGAGGCTTTCATCCCGGCTGGTTCGTATATCAAGTCTGCTACGCTGGTTGTTACAACCGCTGCTACCTCTTCAGGTACAGCCACACTGACAATCGGTCTGGCACAGAAGGACGGTACGGTTATTGATGCCGATGGTATTGATGCCACTATTGCCCTTGCTGATCTTGCGGCTGCAAAGGTTGTCAAGTGCGATGGTGCCTTGGCTGGTGGTGTTGCCTCTGTCGGGGCTAATAACGCCTACGTTTATACTGGTCCCACAACTGGTGCCAATGCCTTTACGGCGGGTGCTGGCAAGCTGGTGATCGAGTATATCGAAGTGTAATGATAGTGTCTTGGGGAGGTCTAAGGATCTCCCCTTGACAATTTTTTTGGAATTGATATAATAGTACTAACGGTCCTCCGGGGTAAACCTAATATACAAGGATAACACAATTGGCTAACGTACAGCATTCCAGTCTTTCTGATCCTAATCTGCATGAGCCTAAGGGTGCCTCTACGGCTGCTGCCAATACAGTATATCTTGCCAATGGTTCTGGCTCTGGGACATGGACAGCAGTTAACAGAACTCCGGGTACTGGCTGGGGTCAGTATTCTAATGCAACATACGTAGGTACGAATGCCTTGGCTATCAGTACAACTGATGTACTCTTGCCATTCGATACTAACGTAAATGTTACACAGCTTCCTATTTCCCTTACAGGTTCTACCACAAGTCTTATGGACCTTGGTACAGAAACTCTCCAGTTTGTTTCTGCCGGGGATTTGCATTCCATCACCATTACCTTTTCTGTCTACTCAATTATTGGTAATCCTACAATAATTGATCTTAAGCTTTATGGTTCTTCTGATGGCAGTACCTATGCCACACTTCTTGGAGAAACTACGGTATCCCTTGCAAAGGGTACTGGTCAGGTTATCACAGAGTCTTCCTTGTTCGCCGTCACTTCTAACATGGCCACACACGGGGCAAGGATAGCCCTCAAGACAGACACAGGCACAGCCAGTATCATCAACATTGGTCTTATCTCTGCCCGGGTACATAAGGCTAGATAGGGGTAATCATAATGGCAACAGTTAAAATGACACTTCTGGAAGTTGTTCAGGATGTGCTGAATGACTTGGACTCTGATGAAGTCAATTCTATTTCTGATACAGTAGAAGCAACCCAGATTGCCAACATCTGTAGGAGTGTGTACTATGATGTGATTACAACTGTCGATCTCCCTGAACATATGGAGTTGATGACAGTCACTGGTCTGTCCAACTCCTCGCGTCCCAATTACATGGATGCGGAGTCTGTAACAGAAATCAAAGAGTTGAGGTACAATGTATCGGATACTGTTGGGGAACTCGAATACAAACTTATCAATTATGTTTCACCGGATGAATTTATACAGAACATTGTCTCAAGGGATACCTCTGCGTCCGAAGTAATCATTGTCACGGACCCTACGTCCGGTATCTCCCTACCGATTCTGAATGACAAGATGCCTGATTATTACACCTCTTTCGATGACAGGTATCTTTGTTTCGATTCGTATGATTCGTCTGTTGATACAACACTACAGACAAGCAAGACTATGGTGCTAGGGGTAAAGATCCCGACATTCACACTGACAGACTCGGCAGTGCCTGACATTGATGACACGATCTTCCCCTACTACCTTGCAGAAGTAAAGTCCCGGGCCTTCTCTTTGTTCAAGGGTGGACCTGATTTGAAGGTAGAACAGTTTGCCAGAAAGCACAGATACTTCCAGAGAAACAATCGCTGGAAAACTGGAGAAAAGAGAATACTCAATGACTATGGAAGACACAGATAAGGAAATTATCGTAGAAGAAAACCCTGAGGGTACACTGATGAGTGTCACCTCCCCTAAGAGAAAAGCCAAGTACATCATCTACAAGCCCGAAGACGGGTATGGGATGTTCAAGATCAAGCAAGACAACGGTGGAGAGGTTGCTGAAGAACTTTCCGGGTCTTATACATCCAGAAAGACAGCCTTGAAGATACTCCAGTTTTATCTTGATCATACCAAGGAAACCAAACAGGCCAAGTGGGACAGGATGTTTGGGGAAGAAAAGGCTCCTCCTCTGAAGACTAAAAAGAATAAGGAAGTAAAGGTTGCCACAGCAAGTTAATCTAAAGCCTGTTAACACCTTCAACAAGGGACTCATCACTGAAGCAACGGTGATGACGTTCCCTGAGGGTGCTTCTTCAGATGAACTTAACTGTGACCTGTTGAAGAACGGGGCCAGACAGAGGCGTAGGGGTATCCAGTTTGAAGAGAACTACCAGAAGAGTTCCTTTACCGTAAACTCTGGAGACTATGTACACAGAGAGACATGGCAGAATGTGTCTGGTATTGGTGGTAAGGAGTTTCTTGTCCTTCAGGTAAATGACAAGATATACTTTTATGATAAGAGTACCAATCCTGTCTCCGCTTCTGAAAGACCTTTTAGCATTGACCTTGGTGATTTTTCTGCTGGTAATTCATTCTCTGTAAGTGAAACACCCATTAGCTGTTCTTCTATCACAGGCTACCTTGTCATTGTTTCTGCCGCAATAAACCCCATTGTTGTACAGTACTTCTCCTCTTCAGATTCAATTTCTGTTGAGCCTATTACTATCAAGATCAGAGACTTTGAATATCTTGGTATGTCTTCAAACATTGTGTCTGTGGCTCGGACAAGCAATGTTGTTTCCATCACAACCAATACTTCTCACGAACTAACAACAGGAGATACAGTCCAGATTGACTGTTCTCTTGGTGAGTTTAACGGTACATTTGCAGTCACAGGTACTCCGACAACCACAAGATTTACCTATTCACTGACTGGATCTGACCTTGGCACAACATCAGCCACAGGTTTTGTGTACGAGTCTTACTGGGATACCAACACAGAAAAGTTTCCGACAAGAACTACCAGAAATTATCGCTATGACCTTTACAATATGGGTTGGGCTGAGACAGGTGATTTTGGTAACCGAGATAATATGTATACTTTCTGGAGAGCAAATAACAACGGATTGAACCGGAATGATTATCCTCCAAGAAATAAACCTTGGTGGGTTGGGCGTATTTCTTCTTCAAACTATTTTGATTATTCTCAGTTTATCAACGTAAAGCAAGGCTCTACTCTTGCACCTAATGGTCGATACATTCTTGATTTCTTTAATCAAAACAGAAGTGGAGCTACCACAGGTGCTGCCCCGGGTTCTATCTCAGGTCTTACTACCATTGTAGAAGAAGCCCGATTTAATTCCACAGAAGCTTATGCTGGACGGGTATGGTATGCTGGTCTTGACTCTGCAAAGAACGGTGGTAAGGTTTTCTTTTCCAGAGTGATTGAAGACAAGCAGGACTTTGGTAACTGTTATCAGAAAGCTGATCCTACCGCAGAAGATACTCCGGGTCTTGTAGACTCTGACGGTGGTTATCTTGTCATTCCCGATGCCAGTAGCATTCAAGCCTTGTATAGTACAGGGTCAGTCCTGTATGCCTTGGCCAGTAATGGCGTATGGATTATTGGTGGTGTGGATCAGGTCTTCAAAGCCACAGAGTACTATGTCAGCAGACTGTCAAACTTTGGTATTGTGGATAAGAAGACACTGGTGGATGTTTCCGGTACTCCGATTTATTGGGGTGTGTCCGGTATCTATGCCATCACAACAGAACTTGATAAACCTTCAGTACAGAATATCTCTGAACCTATCAAGACTTTTTATGACAGTATAAGTAATGATACAAAAAAAGAATCATCAGCAGTATACGACAGGTTGAATAACAGAATTTACTGGATATACCCAACAGAAGACGAAACAACAGACCATAAGAAAAACAAGATACTTATCTTGGACATGAGCCTTCAGGCATACTTCCCATGGGAGGTATCTGATCTTTCAGGGTCTAGTGTCTATATGCTTGAGTCTTTTTATCTGTCTGGTCTTGGTTCTGCACCAGTTGATTTTAATGTACTGGCAGGAGCGGATCAAGTTATAGACTCAAGTTCAGATACTGTTATTCAGACAATTACAACTTCTTCGTCTATTCAGACAGAAATCAAGTTTATTGTCAAGACAGATGATGACAAGATAACATTTGCAGAGTTCAGAAATAGAGAC